AGCAAAAGCAGGGGATAATTCTATTAACCATGAAGACTATCATTGCTTTGAGCTACATTCTATGTCTGGTTTTCGCTCAAAAACTTCCCGGAAATGACAACAGCACGGCAACGCTGTGCCTTGGGCACCATGCAGTACCAAACGGAACGATAGTGAAAACAATCACGAATGACCAAATTGAAGTCACTAATGCTACTGAACTGGTTCAGAGTTCCTCAACAGGTGGAATATGCGACAGTCCTCATCAGATCCTTGATGGAGAAAACTGCACACTAATAGATGCTCTATTGGGAGACCCTCAGTGTGATGGCTTCCAAAATAAGAAATGGGACCTTTTTGTTGAACGCAGCAAAGCCTACAGCAACTGTTACCCTTATGATGTGCCGGATTATGCCTCCCTTAGGTCACTAGTTGCCTCATCCGGCACACTGGAGTTTAACAATGAAAGCTTCAATTGGACTGGAGTCACTCAAAATGGAACAAGCTCTGCTTGCAAAAGGAGATCTAATAACAGTTTCTTTAGTAGATTGAATTGGTTGACCCACTTAAAATTCAAATACCCAGCATTGAACGTGACTATGCCAAACAATGAAAAATTTGACAAACTGTACATTTGGGGGGTTCACCACCCGGGTACGGACAATGACCAAATCAGCCTATATGCTCAAGCATCAGGAAGAATCACAGTCTCTACCAAAAGAAGCCAACAAACCGTAATCCCGAGTATCGGATCTAGACCCAGGATAAGGGATGTCCCCAGCAGAATAAGCATCTATTGGACAATAGTAAAACCGGGAGACATACTTTTGATTAACAGCACAGGGAATCTAATTGCTCCTCGGGGTTACTTCAAAATACGAAGTGGGAAAAGCTCAATAATGAGATCAGATGCACCCATTGGCAAATGCAATTCTGAATGCATCACTCCAAATGGAAGCATTCCCAATGACAAACCATTTCAAAATGTAAACAGGATCACATATGGGGCCTGTCCCAGATATGTTAAGCAAAACACTCTGAAATTGGCAACAGGGATGCGAAATGTACCAGAGAAACAAACTAGAGGCATATTTGGCGCAATCGCGGGTTTCATAGAAAATGGTTGGGAGGGAATGGTAGACGGTTGGTACGGTTTCAGGCATCAAAATTCTGAGGGAACAGGACAAGCAGCAGATCTCAAAAGCACTCAAGCAGCAATCAACCAAATCAATGGGAAGCTGAATAGGTTGATCGGGAAAACAAACGAGAAATTCCATCAGATTGAAAAAGAATTCTCAGAAGTAGAAGGGAGAATTCAGGACCTCGAGAAATATGTTGAGGACACTAAAATAGATCTCTGGTCATACAACGCGGAGCTTCTTGTGGCCCTGGAGAACCAACATACAATTGATCTAACTGACTCAGAAATGAACAAACTGTTTGAAAGAACAAAGAAGCAACTGAGGGAAAATGCTGAGGATATGGGCAATGGTTGTTTCAAAATATACCACAAATGTGACAATGCCTGCATAGGGTCAATCAGAAATGGAACTTATGACCATGATGTATACAGAGATGAAGCATTAAACAACCGGTTCCAGATCAAAGGTGTTGAGTTGAAGTCAGGATACAAAGATTGGATCCTATGGATTTCCTTTGCCATATCATGTTTTTTGCTTTGTGTTGCTTTGTTGGGGTTCATCATGTGGGCCTGCCAAAAAGGCAACATTAGGTGCAACATTTGCATTTGAGTGCATTAATTAAAAACACCCTTGTTTCTACT